GTTTTCATGCTGCACCTGTCGAGCCAAAGCCGGCAGTGCCGCGCGCCGTATCGGTCAGTTCTTCGGCTTCGATCAGTTCGACCATCGGCACCTGGATGACCATTGCCTGCGCGATGCGGTCGCCGTGGCGAACCGTGATCGACTGGCCGTCCGTGTTGTCGTTGGTCATCTTGACTTGCACCTCGCCGCGATAGTCGCTGTCGATGACCCCGACGCAGTTGGCAAGGCGCACGTCGTTCTTGAAGCCGTGGCCGCTGCGGCTGTAGATCAGCATGGCGTGGCCTGCGGGAATCTCGAAGGCCAGCCCGGTGCGGAAAGTGTTCGGCGTTCCGGGATTGACCATGCCATACGACGTTTCCGGCTGATCGAACAGGGCGTGCAGATCAAAGCAGGCCGCGCCGGCTGTTGCGAGCTTCGGCACGATGGCCGCTTGGTGTAGTTTTTTGACGCGGATTTTCATGCCGCCACCCCGCCGCGCTGGGCCTGCACCTGCTTGTTGATCCATGCCACCACGTCGCCTTCAAGCCAGCCGCTGACGCGCCCCAGCTTGAGCGGCTTCGGAAACTGGCCGTCCTTGATCTTGTCGTATATGGCCGTCTTGCCGAGGCCTACCAGCGCCCGCACTTGCGGGAGCCTGATGATTTTTGCTGTCTGTTCCATGATGTGCCTCCGGGTCAAAAGGGGATGTCGTCTGATAAATCGTCAAAGTTGCCGCCGGGCGGCTTGCGCGCCGGGGCGCTGGCCGGCTGCCGGGCTGGCGGTGCGCTGTCGCCGCCGCTGGGCTGCTGGCTACCGCCTTCGCTGCGGCCTCCCAGCATCTTCATCACGTCGGCGCGGATTTCCGTCGTGTAGCGCTCCTGCCCGTCCTTGTCCGTCCATTTGCGCGTGCGCAGGCTGCCTTCGATATAGACCTGCGAGCCTTTTTTCAGGTATTGGCCGGCGATCTCGGCCAACTTGCCGAACATGGAAATCCGCACCCATTCGGTCATTTCCTTTTTTTCGCCGGTCGCCTTGTCCTTCCAGTTTTCCGAACAGGCGATGCTGAAATTGCAGATTGCATCGCCGCCGCCGGCTGCGTAGCGAACCTCGGGATCGCGCCCGAGGTTGCCGATGCCGATCCATTTATTGACCGACGCCATTTATGCGGCCTCCCGCAGTTGGCCCACCGTGCCGCCGTCGATCCAGAAGGCTTCGATGCTCGGCGGCAGTTGCGCCGGCAGCGCCTTGAGCGTCCCGAAGATCAGCGCGGTTTCGATCTCGCCCGCCTCGGCCATGCCGTCCAGCCAGTAAAGCAAGTCCTCGCGGCCTTTCAGGTCAAGCACGTCGAAGCGATCCAGCGCCAGCAGCTTGACGCCGGCCAAGAAGGAAACGGCCTCGGCGATCATCGCGTCAGCGCGCCACTTTTCTGACTCGGAAAGCAGGGCGTAAGCGCGCGGCTGCTCGCCTTCCTCGGCGGCGTAGATGCTCATGTCGCTGCCGATGTTGATGCGCTTCCACTGCGCGTCGTTGCCCGACTTGGCAAGCCGCTCATTGATCGGCCCCAGCGCTTCGGCCAGCAGTTCGGACGGGATGCCGTCCGGGGCCAGCGCGTCGGCAATGGCCGTCCAGTCCATTACGTCGGCGTGCAGCTTGGCGGCCTGTTCGATGACGGCCTGCCGGCGCTTGTATTGGTCGGCGATGCCGCGATACTTATCAAGGTCGGCGCGCCATCCGTTGCGCTTCTCGGTCAGTTCGGCAACATTGGCGCGCGGGGTTTCCATATCGACGCCAGATTGGGTCTGGTTGTCCAGTTCGACCAGCTTGGCGGCGGCCTGCTTGGCTGTTTCAAGGTCGCGCTTCCCGTTGGTGACGCTGCTTTGCAGCAGGGCCAGCGCCCGTTCGTATTCCGGCAGCTTGGCGGCGGCTTCGGTGTCGGGCTGGGCCTGTTCTTCGGCTGGCGTCGGGTCGCCGTGCTGCTTGCGGAATTCGGCCAGATGCACGGCGGCACGGTTCAGCAGCCCGGAATCCCAAGCCACATCGTCGTATTCGCAAGTCAGGGCAATGAAGTCAGCCGTCACAGAGGCCAGCCCGCGCAGCAGCGCTTCGCCGGTTGCCGCCTTGGCTGGAGCCGCGCCGGCTTTGGCGCGGGCGACTTCGACCTTCTGTTCCCATGCGGCCAGTTCGGCGGTGTCAATATTCAGCTTCTTTGTGAAGCGTTCCACCTTGTCGGCCTTCTCTGCCAGTTCGGCGCGCTCGGCGACGGCCTTGGCGATGTGGCGCTGCTCGGCTTCGGCTGCGCCGAGGGCAACCTGCGCGGCGGCCAGTTCCTTATCTGCGTCGGCCAGCTTGGCGTTGATGTTTTCCAGCAGCGCCACCGCCTTTTCGGCATCGACCGGCAGCGGGGCCGGCCGCCACTTGGCGGCCTTGTCCTTGCCCCAAGTTTCTCCGCCGGTCGCCGTCTTCCAGCTTGCCTTCGCATCGCGGGCCTTGCTGGCGGCTTCCTTGGCGGCGGCATCGAAGCCGGCGCGCAGGATCGGGGCGATCTGCTCAACCTTGGCGGCGACGCAGCCCTTGCCGAGTAGGCGCTGCTTGACCGCCGGGCCGTCCAGCTTGACGCCCATCAGGCCGAACAGAAACGAGCGGCGCTCGTTGTCGTCCAGCTTGGCGAATCGCTGGGCATCAAGGACGAAGGCGATTGAACTGTCAGTGCTGTGCCGGCCTTTGCCTGACGGCAGAACAATCGAAGCCGTGAAGTCCTGCCCTTCGTCAGCCCCGAGGACTTCAACAAAGCCGGAATCCTGCCCTTCCGAGATCAGCGCGCCGTAGTCTTTTTTCGGCCCGACGCGGACGCTTTCCCCGGTCAAGGCCATGCGGACGGCTTCCTGCACGCTGCTCTTGCCGGCGTAGTTCTTGCCGGCGAACAGGGCGACCGGCTTGGTCAGGCGAACATCAACGGCGCACGCGCCGAGGAAGTTGCTGGTTTGAATGGAGGTGATTTTCATGATTAAGCGGCCTCCTGCTGCCCGGCCTGCTCGTTGTGCCAAGCCTCGAAGCCCTTGATCCACTCGATGACCAGCGCGGAAAGGATGGATTTGCCGATGCTGTCGGAGATCATGTTGCGGCAGTCTTTAGATTCGTTCATGGTCTTTTCCTCTTAGGTAGGTATTGAGGCCCAGCCTGGCCGGGCCTCGGGTTGGGTTTATTCGACGTTAATGCCGCCACGTTCGCGGCGGGTGCGGGTTTGTGTCTGGCCGGCGGCCTTGGCTTGTTCGCGGGCCTGAATCTCGGCCAGTTCTTCGGCGCTGGGCTGCCAGTTGCCGTCGGTCTGCTTGATCTGTTCGGCCTTGGCGGCGGGCTTCTGCTCAATGTCGCGCAGGGCGGCGTCGTCTTGGTCGATGATTTCGCCGGTTTCGGTGTCAATGACCCTAGCCGGGGCTGCCTGGGCAGCGGCGCGCAGGCTTTCGGCGGTCACTTGATAGGTTCCGTCGTTGGCGAATTCGGCGTCGTACACGTCGTTCATTTCGTCGGCGGTGTGCAGGCCCATAGAAAGTTCCGGGGCATAAGCGCGCGTCCACCACGACCCGGCGCGGTACATGAGCATCTGCTGCGGAATGGATTGCCACTTGCTGCCGTTCTTGCCATACCAGCCTTCCTTCTTGGCGATGGCGATGGTCACGTCCGTGCCGACTAGCTTTTCGCCGGTTGCCTTTTCGATTGCCCAGGCGCGGCAACCCCAGTCGTCAGAGTTCGTTTTGCCGAAGAATTCATAGCGCAGCGCGGAGAAGCGCCCGCAGGTATTGACGGTGGCGATCAGGAATTGAGCCGACCAAGTGGGGCGGCCATGCACGATGACGAGGTTCTGGCAGACCATGAGCGGATCGGCCCCGACGCGCTGCGCCATGTTCAGGGCGATAACGCAGTTTGGAAGGTTCCCTTGATATTCCTTCGGGACAAGCGTCGAAGCGGCCATCAGCTTCGCGGCGCGCTGGGCAAGCTCGAAGCCAGCCGAGTCGATCATGCTGACCGAATAGCGTTCAGGGGCGCGGTTTTCAGGGCGCAGGTTGCTCAGGGTCGTATTGTTTGCAGGGGCGTTCATTTGGTCATTCCTCCGGTGGTTTCGATGTGCTTCCAGTAAGGGATTGCGCGCATTCGGTGGTGCAGCGCGGTGTGATGACAGGTGCGCATGGCCTTATTTCCTGAACTTGCAGGTCGGGTAGGCGGCGCAGTAGCGCTCATGGCACATCATCGATTTAGGGTTTCCCCAAAAATTGCCGGCGTGGATGATTCGGGCGGCGTGTTCAAGGATGCCAGGCGTTTCGCCATCCCCCAGCAGGACATCGCGCGCCCCGGAAATCTCGCCGGTTCCGATGCGCTGCGACGCTGCCGTCTTGGCCGTGTTCATGCCGATGATCTGTGCGGCCCCGGTGATCGGCACGCCGCTGGCCTGTTCCGCCAGTAGTTCATAGACGCCCATCTGGTAGGCGTGGCCGGCGGTTTTGACGTTGCCGTCGGATCCGACCGCAGCCTTGCCGGTCTTGAGGTCGCAAATCGCCAGCCCGTCTTCGGTTTCGCGGATGCGGTCAGTGGTGCCGGTCAAGGCAATGCCGAGGTCGGTAATCTCAAGTCGTTCGCACTGCACCTCAACGGCGCGGTAGGTCTGCTGCGGCGCGATGATCTGGCAATACTTGACGTGCAGCGACAGCGCGATTTTCTCGGCGTCATGCGGGCTGTCGTCTTCCCAAACGACTTCCTCGTCTGGCTTGTGCAGCGTATCGACTGCCGCCGCTGCGGCCTCGTCAATGGTCACGCCCGCGCCGTCGATGCCCGACTGGTCAAACACGGCGGTGCTGGCATGGACGGCCTTGCCCAGCATGGCCTTCCCGTTGGAAGGCGTGCGCTTGCCGTCGATGTGCGTTGCGGCCCACGCCGCCGGGCAGTCGAACAGACGGCCAAGGCTGGAAGCGCGGATTGTGATGATGCGATCAGGTGTGTTCATGGCTCAGTCGTCCCTATGGAAGTCTTCGTCGCAATGGCGGCAGCCCCGGCCCTTGCAGCGCGGGCAGGCGTTGGCGGCTTCGTTGTCAATCTGGCGTTCGGCTTCATTGCGGGCAAAGCCGCGCCAGTAATCCCGGATCAGGGCGTCGAGCGCCAAGCCCACGCCGCCCTTGTTGCCTGCCTTGAAAAGCTGGCAGCAGGCGGTGATCGCCGTCATGTCCAGTTCTCTCAAGGCTTCGGAGAGGTTGTCCGGGCTGAACGGATCGTATTCGGCACCGGCCAGCAGTTCGTCGGTGCGCTGCTCGATGGCCTCGTCGCGGCTGTCGTCCTCGTCAAGCGTCGCGAGGTATCGGTTCAAATCCGCAGTGACCGCGCACGGCACGTCGTAAAGGCTCATAGCGTCACCTTGGCGAGAAGCCACGCACGGCGCAGGCCGTAGCCCCGGCGCAGGTAGTAGAGGAAATCGGCGACGAACTTTTTCATTTCACGGCCTGCGCTTTCACCTTGCAGGGGCGGCCCTCGCGGTGCAGCGCGTCAATCACGGCGTCGCAGGTGCTGGGGAAAATCCCGTCGTAGGTCTTGGCGTCGCTCTCGGTCTTGACCGTGACGCGGCACTTGATGGCGGCGGCTGCGACCTGCTGCGGGATGGCCGCGAAGCTGGCGAGCGATGCGGCGAAAGCTGGGTGGATGTGGGCGTTGTTCATGGCGCTCTCCGTTGGGCGCGGCCTGTCAAAGCACCGCGCCCGGCTGGGTTAGATGGTCATGGCGAGGTCAAAGGCGGCGGCGGCTTGCCATTCATCGACACTGGCGTCCGGATTGACTTGCTGGCCGAGGCCATGCCAAGGGGTTTCGACCGCCCAAGCCATTTCGGCCAAGCCAGATTCGCGGATGCTGATTTCGTGTGCCATTTTTGATTTCTCCTAAGTTTGGTTTCCAGCCGCCCATCCGAGCGGCTTAAGACGGACTTTAGCGGAAAGCTAAACTTGGAGCAATAGCGAATCACTAAATATTTTTAGTGCCGACTTTAGTGACCTTTTCGCAGGGCGAAAAAAAGCCCGCGCAAGGCGGGCATCGATTCGGGCGGACTACTTGGTCAGCGCATGGCGCGACACTGGCGTCGCTCGTCGCGGTCTTTCATTTTGGCGTCGCTGGTGGTTTGCCACTGCATGTTTCCGGGGGCATCGGGGCCGCCAGCGCACAAGGGGATGACGTGATCGATAACATAGCCGGGGCATCCGCCGCGCGGCTTCCCTGTGCTGGGGCATAGATTGGCGCGCTTGAATTCAGCTTTCGCGCTGGCGCTGCGGTGCGTCTTGGCATCAGCAGGTCCGGCGGCCAGCATAGCCAACGAAACGACGAAGATCAGGGCGCGGGACACTGCCCTGTTCGCACCCATTGGGCCAGCTCACTGTCAGGAACAAAGGCGCTGCCTCGCTTGATGAATTCGGCCAGCCGACCGGCTGTGCGCGTCTTGAATCCACAGGGCAGCGCTTCAAAGCCTGCGTCGCTGAACCAGACCGACACGACAACATCGCCACGCCGGAAGCCGTTTTTCAAATCCGAGGCGTCGGCGTCGCCAGCCGTCACAAGCTGCACCGTCAAGCCATAGCGCCGGATGATGTCGGGCAGCATAGCCGGTGCCTGCGCCGGTATTTTGTCGATCATGGCGCGGGCTTCCTGCGGTGTGTAGTTCCGCGCCATAGCGGCCCCGCTGGCAAGCAGGGCCGCAGCCAAGACGAAGGCAGCAGGCCGCATCATGCGAAGGTTTGCTGCGCGGCGCGCACAACGCCGACGATGTGGCCGCTGGAAAACGGCTTGATCGGGTAGCGCGCATTCAGCGGCTTTAAATACCAGTCCGCCCCGTCTTTCACAAGCTGCTTGAAGGTTGCTTCTTCCTCGCCATTCTTGACGATCACGAAGCTGCCGGCATGGGCTTCAAGGCCCGGCTCAACGATCAGGATGGTTCCCGGCGGGAATAGAGGCTCCATTGAATCGCCTTCGACGCGGAGCGCGAATGTGTGTGCCTGCTTCTGCACCGTCGAGGGTATCCATTCGTAGGCTTCGCCGGGGTGCAGCAGATCAACCGTGTCCGTGAATGCGCCGGCCTGCACCCATGAAATCAGCGGAACCTTGCCGCGCAAGTCCGGGCCGGGGCTTACGTTGCCCGCGTTCTCGGCCTGCTGCGCCATGTAAATCGGGTCGGCAAGGTTCTTGTGGTGCCGCTCGTCCATCCATCCGTAGGGCTTGCCATAGGCCGTTTCAACTCGGCGCGCCAAGTCGTCGCCGACATTGGCCTTCGTCTTGCCGCTGAGAATCTGGCTCAAATACGCGGCAGCCGTCCCGACTTTTTCAGCCACTGCGGCGGCCTTGCCTTCCTTGGCGATGATCGATGCCAGATTGGCCCGGCGGATTTGTTTAGCGTCCATGCCGCAATTTGACCCGAATTTAGTATTTAACGAAATAAGCGAATCACTAAATTCTCGTTGCGCGAAGTTTAGTGTCTCGCTAAACTGCGGTCGTTCTATTTGATCCAAGGGCATGACATGAACCTCCGTGACTACATCAAAAGTCTCGGCCCCGATGGGCGCAAGGAATACGCGCGCCGATCTGGAACCACCGAGGCCTACCTGTTCCAAATTGCAGGCGGCCACAGCAAGCCAAGCGGCCAACTTACCCGGCGTCTAGCGCAGGAAAGCGGGTTTCTGGTTAGTCCGCAGGAACTACGCCCGGACATCTTCGGCAACCCATCGCCTTCTATTCCTGTCCTGACCGCCGCCAGTGCTTGCTTGGGCTGACTCTATGAATTCGGCAGAGCAAGGGGGAGCGAGACATGCACACCGTTGAGGCGCTCATCCGGCACCGGATTGCTCAGGCGTCGCAAGACTCTGTGGCAGAAAAGGCTGGCATGAAGGCATGCACCGTGTCGCGGATTCTGTCGGGCAATCAGGGCGTGCCGCTTGAAAGGCTGGGCGATTTTCTGCGCGCGCTCGGCTTGGACGTTTGGGCGCAGGACGGCGACGACGTGCGGATAAGCCGCGCCAAGCTGGACGCGCTCCGGTTGCTCGCCAAGGAATCTTTAGGGGGCGACGAATGAGGAAAAAGGGGAGCAGATATGCGTGATTACGGGAAGGTCCATACATCGTTCTGGACAAGCTCGAATGTCAGATCAATGACGGAGGACGGAAGGGCGCTGGCAATGTATTTGCTGACCTGCCCGCACGGAACAATTGCCGGAGTGTTTCGGCTGCCTGATGGCTACGCCTGCGAAGACCTGCAATGGTCTTCCGAAAGGGTTAAGGAAGGGTTCGGCGAACTGTTCCGAAACGGCTTTGCGAACCGTTGCGAAACGACAAAATGGGTGTGGATCGTCAAGCATTTCGACTGGAACCCGCCGGAAAACCCGAACCAGAAGAAGGCGGCCTACAAAGTCGCCGCGCAGGTGCCTGACGAATGCGGCTGGAAGCCCCTATTCATGCGGGATTGCGGCCCTTTCTTCGGCGTCGAAATTCCGATAATTCCGAACCCTTCTGGAACCCTTCCCGAACCCTTCCTTAATCAGGAACAGGAACAGGAACAGGAACAGGAACAGGAACAGGAACAGGAACAGGACTTAAAAGCCTCTTGCGGAGGGCCAGCAAGCCGCCCCCCGCCGCCGGAAAAAATCCCGAAGCCCGGATTCGATTTTTCCTCCGGGCAATTCACCGACCTGCCCGACAGCCTGATTGCCGGATGGGCTGACGCTTACCCCGCCGTGAATATCCAGCAGGAAATCGCCAAGGCGGCGGCATGGCTCATGTCGAACCCGAAGAACAAGAAAAGCGACTACCCCCGGTTCCTGAACAACTGGCTGTCAAGAGCGCAGGACAGCGCGCGGCCTGTGCAGGGCCGGCAGCAGCAGCGGCCAGACAAATTCGACCCGGTGGCTTACGTCAATCGGAACCGCATCAGCAAACAAAGGGGCGACCATGCAGACATCTTCGCAACTACCGGCGACATCATCGACATCACGCCTTAGCGCTTGGCTTGACCCGCACCCCAAGCTGGACGGCGTGGCGCTGATCGACCACCTGTTCAACCGCCTGGACGGGCTTTACCCGCACCGCTGGCGGTCAGCCTTTGCCAGCGACGACGCGATAGCCAACTGGCGCAATGCGTGGGCCGATGGCTTTGCCGATGAAGGCGTGACGCTAGCCGAGATCAAGGCCGGGATGAAGGCATGCCGGCACCGCTTCGCATGGCCACCCAGCTTCGCCGAGTTCCTTTCGGCCTGCCGCCCGCCGGTTGATTTCGAGTCGGCTTTTTGCGAAGCCGTCGAGCAGATGCGGCGGCGCGAGTCCGATTGCGACGAATGGTCATCCCCGGCGATTTATTGGGCAGCCGTCCAGATCGGCAGCTTCGACCTTCGCAATGCGACGTGGCCCGTCATTAAGCCGCGCTGGACTGCCGTGCTGCAAGCCCAACTGGTCAAGCGCGAGTGGCCGGAAATCCCGCCACGCCTTGCCGCGCTGCCTGCGCCAGGGCAGAGCAGCATCACGCAAGAGGAAGCCGTCAGGCGCATCGCTGCAATGCAGGAAATGCTCGCGCGGAAGATGGTCGTGCCGCAGCAGGCAGCGGCCTGATGTGCGGAGCGAAGCCATGCGACAAGGCGAATTGCACTTGGGAGACGCGCCACATGCGGGAATGCGAAGCGCGGACGGTGATGCGCTGGCCGAAAGCCAAGCGGGCCGAGTTTTACGCGGATGTGAAGAAGCTCCGGGGCGAGGCTGCGGCGAAGGATTTGATCGAGGAGGTAAAAAAACAATGGGCAGCGAAACAGTCGATTTTGTAATTCCCGGACAGCCGGTCGGCAAGGGGCGGCCAAAATTCGCGCGGCGCGGCAACTTCGTCACGACCTACACCCCGGAGAAAACGGCGAGCTATGAAAATCTCGTCAAGGTAGCGGCGCAGACCGCCATGAAAGGGGCCAATCCTTTAGCCGTCGCCGTCAGCGCGGTTATCGTGCTGCGCGTGATGCCTCCGGCAAGCTGGCCGCAGAAAAAGCGCACAGCGGCCCTTGCCGGCGAAATTCGACCGACCAGCAAGCCCGACATCGACAACGTGATCAAAGGAATTTTCGACGCGATGAACGACATCGTGTTTCTGGACGACAAGCAGGTGGTCGATCTGTACGTCCGGAAGGAATACGCCACCCGGGCCGAGGCCATCGTTCGCGTCCAGGGGCTGTCCGCATGAGCCATGCCCTGCCAGCGCACCACTACAGCCGCAACCCACTGGACATCCTGATCGCCAAGGAAAACTCCATCGAGAACCGTTTGAAGGGCTGCAAGGGCTGCCGCTACCTGACGTTCGACGCCATCGGCGAGCGGATTTATGCGACATGCGACCGGGGCCGGAAGGTTGGCCGCAAGGGGAAATGTACCAAGTTCAAGGAGAATGAATAATGCAGGGAGAAAGCCTTTTCGATAGCGCCCACGGTGCTTTGGTGTTCGCGTTCAACTTCTCCGGTCAGTGCTACGACCGACCGATGATGAACCGGATCGCAGCGCCATCAGTCGGCACCGGCAAGGGGCTTGTCGGCCTTGATGGAGCGGCACAGGCCGGCATGATCCGCGCCGAACTGGCGGCGATGGGCAAACTGGCCGAAGCGATCATGACCGCCCGTCTTGCGCCCCGGCACACGCCCTGCGAATGCCGTTCATCCTGCTGCTCAGGCCGGAAGCCGAACAAGGACTGGACGGACGCCATCGGCTACCTGTCCGACTACGTGCGCACCACGGCCCTCGCCGGCT